ATTTATATTAGGCCTGCTTAGAAGAGATTTTTCGCCTAGATGAGTAACGTCCGTTCTGTTTAGTGTTATTGAAAACCCAAAATCCTGAACTCTAGTTATTTCTTTTAGTAGATTATGGTTTTTGATTAACTCTTCAGAATTGTTATTTAGTTCTCCGGTATAACTAATAAAATTATATCCTGTTTCCGGGGCGGGACCCATAAACAGTGATTGGCAGTTATACCTAATGACATTTCTGACAGTGCTATTACTCATCCTTACTCAAATAAAGTATGCTTGCTAAGAAATAATCTACGCTATGTTCATAAGCTATGGATTCGATTTCTTTTATTCTCTCTGAATTTGTGTCGACAGGTTTCTCAAGATATTTATTTATCCGAGAATCCCAATTTCCAATATCTTCATTCGCTATAATAATATTCGAGATATCCTTAGCTATTTCTTTTTGCTTTTGGGACATCTTACGTATCTTATGCTTTTTTCTGAGAGACGCTTCTACTTTTTTGAGTAGTTTTTCTGATTCAACGAGATTAGCTTGTATCTTAGATACACTGTAGGTAGCTCCTATAGGACTAACTTTTTTAGTGCTTTGAGGAATTTTATTTGTTCCCGGTGGTCTTCCAACCATTCCGGAATTATCCGGTTTAGAATTAGAGACCTCTGGTTTTTCTTTTGCTAGGTCTTTTTGAGTTTTAGGTCCTCCCATAATTGGCTCGTAATAACCCTTGTCCCTTAACGCCTTATAATCTTCTTGAGACTCTATGGATTCGTCTGATGTAGGCAGCCTACCAGTGCTCAAGGCCTCTATACCTTCCTCTGGAGTGAGAACGCCCAGCTCTATTAGCCTATTATATATTCTTGCATAAGTTGAATCATCTTTCAGGTCAATATCATGAAAGTTTGGTGTTGGAAAATTTTTAAACCCTAACTGTTCTGATATTCTTCTAATTTCAGGAACTAAAAAGTCATTTAAAAACGCTTGTCTGGCTTGTTTAAGTCTTTCTATGAAAACTTGAACTTTTATACTCGTGTTAGCAAACTTCTCGCTGCCGACGAGAACATTATTCAAGCCCATTTTAATGTCTTCTTCTACCACCGCATATTTCTTAGGGTCTAAAATTCCAGCTATATCAGGAATAACGAATTTTGCTTGAGTGGTATAATCCGATATCAAAACCCTACCGATAGACTCGTTATCGAATAGAGTTTGCATAGCTTCCAAGTTTCTTTGGCTCACTCCTCCTTGTTCAGGTGGTGCTCCCATTGTAACTAACAATATGGCCTGCTGTATGGTTCTGGTTAAAGCCATATCCATTTTCTTCAATTCCGCTTTGAAGTTAATATCCTCCATAACGGGATATCCCATTGGAACGGAAAACGGTTCGTAGTCCTGTTTTTTATAGAATACCGGAGTTACCCTATCAGAATCTAAAAGCAAATGTACAACGGTGTTGCCTTTTTTGTGAATAGCCTTTTTAGCTTCCGGGGTAAGAGAATCGTATACTTGTTTGTCCTCCTCTGTTCTCGGTTTTCTTAGTCTCTCCAGTTCGTAATCAGTTAAGATTTTATAAAATTTTCCAGATACAAACGATATATTTCCCCCTATCTGAATATCAGCTGGATTTAAAATCACATATCTCGCAGGTATCTTAAGAGCAGTTTTTGACTTTAATCCAAATACTTGAGTAATTCTGGTTATATCCTCCGACTCTACGTCCGCATCGTATCTGTACAGAAATACATTTCCGGATCTATAATACTCTCTAAAAAATTGATCTATAAGATTATCAATATTCATTTTCTTGAAAAGAGCCGTAAAGAAAGATTGAGATTTTTTACTACCTCCATTGAAGTAAATAGAACTAGTAGAAAACTCTGTCATTAAATCGATAGTATTTCTAAAAATAGAAAAATTATAATAAGCTTTTTGACACAATATAACAGCGTCTCTTACATCTACATTAGATTGGTTTTTTACGCCTCCAGAATATTGATACGGAACTAAACCGTCTTCGATGTTGATAAACCTGTCCGACCTATCTATAACGGAAGATCTATTTCTTCTCGTTTGAGTTTGGTTTCTTGTTTGGTAACCAGCTTTTGAAACAAATTTTGTAGGCGCGTCCCCCTTGTAGGAAGCCATCAAAGGCTGCTCTAAGCTCTCTACTTTCTTTTCATCTTTTTTTTGTGTTGCCATTTAATTAATTTTTATTTGGGATTGTCCAGCCCGCCAATTGCGGTATAGATTACTACCCCGGGTTTGTTTCCGCTGTATACACCTCTATGAACAGTTGATCCAGAGCCCATAATTCTGGTAAGCTGCTCGAATCCATATTCGAGATTTTCCTGAGGCAATTCGTCAAGAACTTCTGTTGATCCTATAACCACACAAGCCGCCATATTACCGGTTTTGGGATCTAGGTCCGCGAGTATAGTTCTCTTTAAATTGTCTCTAATTGCTTGGCTTATATCTGTTGGCTCTTCCCACTTTTTCAATGGTGTTGCGCCGAATGTAATTAATCCTGAACTAAAAACTGCTTCCAAGTCTGCTTTATCGAATGAAGTATAAACAGATTCCTGAGCAGATATTTTATTAAACAGGTGGAGTAATGCGCAAATACTATTATTTGAGGTGCTCCAAAATTTCCTGACAGGAAGTTTCGGGTAAATTTGTTTGATCTTTTCGTTGTCCAAAATAATCAAAGGCGTCAAAGCTCCCAAATCTTTGAACTCAAGAACCTTTTTCATGGTTCTCTCTGTATTTTTAGCCACTCTAGTTCCTTCGGCTTTACTTGGCAGGGCTATGATAGCTCCTACTTTAGCCGACTCTCCTTCCCCTTTGGTTTCAACTCCGAGGCTTTCACATAAATCATGCGCGACTTCAATAATTATACTGGTTCCTCCAGCTCCTGTTCCCCCACCAGCTCCAGCGCAAACCAAAACCCTGTCGAACTCCTCTCCGAATGTTCTTTTTAAGAAGTCTAAAATATCTTCTCGATGAGCGTCAAATATTTCTTCTCCTACTTCGGGTCGTTTGCCAGCGCCATCTCCCCCTATTAAAAGTTTGTTTTCTGATGGGATAGCAATAGGTTCTAAATCTTGTCTAGCTGTATTTATAATTGCTACTCTTCTATATCCTAGATCCCAAAAAGTTTGAGCTATTCTAGATCCACCTTGGCCTACTCCGACAATAGCGAACTTAAAAGCTCCATCAAAAATATCCTCTACGGTGTTAGCCTCTATTTCTTCAGCTGGCATCGGTATATCTGGCACGTCCACTGCAAATTCATCCACTTCCGGCTCTTTTTTCACCTCTGGTTCGCTTGTAGGTTCAACTGTAGGTTCGACCACTACATAATTGCTACTTGCCAGAGCTTCTCCAATAGTGGGCTCATCTGCGGTATGTGCCGCTGACTCTTCTACAACAGGTTCCGTAGGGGGTTGTTCGCTAGCTTCGGGTCTAGATTCGACCACCTGAGTGGTTTGGTGCTCGACTTCTCCGGGTGTTGGAACAGTTTCTACGTTTACGGGATCTATATTTTCGTTAGACATTTTGTTTTTATTTATTTCTTTTAATTTTCTCGGCCGCTTGCCTGTAGATATTGAAAATCTATCAATTTTTCTGACAAGTTTATTTGTTGGTCTATATTCATTATAGCTCGTATTTGGCACTATATCTAGAGTTATTCTACAATAATTACACTAATGTATCATTATTGGGGAAAAAGTTTGTTGTATTTTTATATCTTCTGTATTTATTAAATCGAAATAACACTTAGTCGCCCACGCCCCTAGCATAAGTGTTGTGTAATTATCTTTTCTAGCCTTATTGGGGGAAGTGCTTCTTTTGAGATGCTGAGGTAAGTCGAAACTTTGGTGCCCTACGGCAGTTGTTTTAACCTCAATTAAAGCGCATTGTTTTTTCGTTTGGTAAATCATAGAGTCTTGAAACTCTATCAAATCCATAATAGATTCGTGTCCTGTGAGCTTAACGTCAATTTTACCAGACACCGATTTATTGAACGCCCCTTCGTTCGCTGTTGCTCTAGAAGAGAACCAAAGCTTTTTATGGTCTATGCAGGACTGAAGATATTCGTTAGCGTTTCTTAGCCACGAACTTGTAAACAGTTGTCTGTAAAAAATTTTTCCGGAAGAAATGTTTATCTCTTTTTTTATTCTTCTCAACTCTTTGTCGTAATCAACACCTTCTTTGTCTGAATTAAATTCGAAAAAACTAAGATTCGATTCTATAAAAAATTTAGATTCATTTGCGCTATCTATGAATTGAGACCCTGCGTTATCAATAGTTGCGAAAACAATATTAAAATTATTTAATATATAATATAAATATTCTATATGGTTTTTCAAATCTCCACCAGCAACCGCATAACAATGAACTAAAGCGGACTGTTGCTTTTCTTCGTTAATCTCCATTATAGACA